CCAAAAACGTTTCGGTGACGATTTGCAGGGCGTAGTGTCATTTGGTGACGTGCGCGAAGAAGTGAAGCGCGCAGCCCTAGCTATTGCTTGTGACATGGTGCTGATCGTAGGCAGGTGGGAGACTCTAGAGACAGATATAGAGTACACGTATGGCCTTGTTTGTGCCGTGAAATATGGTGATGGATTCATCGACTACGATAGCGATATTGAGTTGTCGCTAGAAAAATTGTTCAAAGAAAACAGCGAGCGCCTTGTGCGTGGCAATCGTGTCGTAGGTGTCGATGGTTTGAAAATCATTGAGGAGTTGAAATAAAATGGCGGCGTTTGACTTGACCAGCACTGATGTTTGTTCAGTGTTGCTAGGTGGTCGCATGAGCGAAAACGGCACCCCCGTCAAGTGCTACCGTGATGGAATGCAAGTTTTTCGTGGTGCGTACCGTGTTGCAGGTGTCTTTTTCGATGGAGAGTGCCACTACTGGGAGGAATTGGAGTGGGAGGGGTCGCTAGTAAGACAATTAGACGATCTTGCAGCGGAAGCGGGAATTTATGGTATCGGTTTTGTGTACATCGGAAGCGAAATCGATCGTTCGGAAGACAAAGATATTATTAAGGCTGTTTTTCATGAATGGCTTGAGGAAGTGAAGTGGTAGACATGAATAAGCGCATATATGATAGCGGTTCCCTGCAGGGGTTTAATGTGGTGACCCACTTGTACCCTACCAGTGAGGGTAGCAAGGGGTTCTGTGGCGGGGGTTCTATGGAGGGTGTCAGTATGGCCTACGGCAATGGTGAGAACATGGCCGCTGGTGGTGTATTGAGTATGCGTTGGTATGAAATACAGTGGAGAGATAGGGGGTTTGAGGGGAGGGGGTTGTATGAGGGGGTTGTACACCGTAGAGTATATAGCCTTGATGGTGTACGTGGTAGTGAGGTTGTAGGCTATGTCGGTATCGGCGTTGATATTGATGGTGCATGTGATGGATTCATCGTTGACCGTGTCATGATGGAGTGGCGTGTGATGGTGGAGGGGTTGAACGGCATGGGGTAGAGATGTAGGGGGTGTGATGTGAAGACGATAAGAGAAAAGTAAGAAGAAGCTTAGAGAAAGGTTAAGGTGTTGTCATGAGTGGTGTACTTTTGTTTGGGGTTGTAGTGCTAGTTTCAGTTGTCGTATCGGGGTCTGTTGGGGTAATTCTTAAAGCTTTCTTAGGTGACTCTAAGGAAGTGAGGGGTGTGGAGAGTGAGGGGGGAGTGGCTGAAACGTCACGTGACGAAAATAAGGGTAAGGATAAGGGTGCAATCATTTTCGATGGTGGAGTGGTGAGCACGGATTACTTTCGTGGCTACCTAGACGGCCACCGTGACGGTTCAGGAAGCAACAACGACGCGCTAGGCATGGTGGCGCTGCAAGCAAGGTGCCGCGATGGATACTATTCACGGTGACGCATAAGATGCGTCGAACCCCTCCAGATTGGAGGGGTTATTTTTGTGCGTGTTATAATGAGGCTAGACCAGGGGGAGGGGTACCCCCTCCCAGGTGCATTTCCGCAGGTCGGGCCGGTGCTGCACTTTGGAGTCTGCGATAGTTCAGAAAACCGGCTTAGGTACACATCCCCAAAACCCCTGCTTATACTGAAAGATTGCACACATTGTGCAATTTTGCACTCAGGACGAAAAATTTCACACACTCTGCAATTTTGCACTCAGTGCAAGATCACTAGTGAGTAAACCTCACTAACTCGAACCTTAAGGAAGTCTGAAATGGCACGTGGAGGCGCACGCAAGGCTGGTGGCCCGTCCAAAAAAGGCGCGAAGGCCGCCGTCAAGATACTCACTCCCGTCGAACACGACACCTCAGATATCCCTCCCCTCCCCGACTACCACGACTACTTCATCCCGCTCGCAGACAAAGACGATCCCGCGGACGGCGAATGGTTCAAGGCGGTGCAGGACTGGTGGGATTCGATTTGGTTGTCTCCCATGACTCGTGAGTGGCTGGCCAGCGACATCCACACCCTGTACCAGGCGGCCGCGCTTCTGCAGGAGTCCCTGAACCCGTTTTACAAGCTCGGGGACCGCATCAAGGCGCAGAAGGCGCATCAGGAGATTCTCAAAATGTACGGCCTAACCCCCTTAGCCCGTGAGCAACTCCGCTGGTCTGTTGCGCAGGGTGAGGCCGCCGCGACAAGAACCAACCAGCTCAGAGCCGCCGCTCCTACTAAAATCTCCGCCAAGGTTGTGCGCGACGAGATGCAGGCGCTATACTCTAGGCACACCGGCACCATAGATGCCGAAATCCTGGGTTGACATCACCCCCGTCACCCCACCAGAACACCCCGGACGCCGCCTGCAACCACTACAAAACAGCGCGCCGGGGTTTAAAAATTGACATCAGACCGCTCTTAGGCTACAATCAGTCTTGCTGGGATTGATTACCCTAGTACCTTTGTTATGGTAAGAATCACTTGCGTGCTTCTTATTGAACCCCCGGCACGGGCACTTTGGCCGGGGGTTTTCTTGACCCGTGTTACAATGAAGACGTAAAGGCGGACACCTTGCTCACCCTCAGTAAGGCTTACCGCCGAGGCTTCCCGGCCTCACTAAACTTCTAAACATGCGGCCTGGCCCTCGTAAGGACTTCTTGTCCCCAAGACAGCCAGGACCGGACCCCCAGGAGGGCTGCGGCGCCTGGGGGTCGTTAAGGCAAAACAAAAACCCGGCTGATATGCCGGGTCTCTGTTCCTCTAGAACCTTCTTCCTTTATACACTCTCGGCTCGCCAAGCGCAAATCCCGGCAAAAACAACCATATTCGCCGTTTAAAGGCACATAAACGCCAAGCAAACCACCCTCTAGAGTTGACAGTTCCTCCTCCTCCCGCTAAACTCGTCTTTGAGCACAAAAAGTGCCCACCAGAACCAAAGTCCAGAGGAGGACTGCACATGAAAACACTCAGGTACACAGAAAACGAGTACGTGGAGGCCACTAAAAAAATTTGGCGCAAGCTCCCAGATGAATTCAAGGTCTTCAACCTGCCCAGAGACGAGGAAGGCTACATCATTGGCGGAGTCGTCGACGATGATTCCATCGTTGAACCAGGAGCAGTCATCGTTGGGTCAAACATCAAAGGCGGCACCCTGATTGAGGAAGGCGCCATTGTCATTGGCTCCACCGTCAACGCAGGCTACGTCGGCGTAGAATCCTTCATCCTAAGTTCGGAACTCGAATATTCAACTGTCTACCAGGAAACCAAGGTTGAAAACAGTTGGCTGTGCAAGTCCACTGTGGACCGCTACATCCCCGTCATAGGCTCCGTGTTGGAGAAAACACTCGTGACCGGCGCAACCTCGCGCATCAGTCGGTCTTTCCTGTCGGGATGCGACCTGCACCGAACCCGCCTAGACAAAACCCTGGCCGCGAACACGCGGATCGGTTCCCTGCAACAGCCGGACGAAAACTTCGCTGTTTTCACTAACTGCGTCATGGCGTACGCCACCATCACCTGCACGGATGACGAAACCCGCCACATTCAAGGCGCGTTCCAAGCCATGGTAACCCCGAAAACCCCGGTGCGTGCAGAGGAGGTTGGCCTGGAATCCACCTTAACATTCTTCAACAGGCTGGACGGCTCAGCGGCCATCGACTTCGCGTATGCACGCAACCCCCTGCCGCTGCACGCCACCGCGGAAGCCATCCAGCAATTCGGTACCCTCAACTGGGACCGCAATTTCGTTGAACAGCAGTATGAGCTGATCAACGAGGCAACCCAAGGACTAGGCCAGGAAATCCCCGGCACACTCATTGACATTGATGGCGTCACCACCGCTATCGAACTCCTCGACGAAATGAAAGAAGCCTTCCAATGATCCTCCTGACCATTGTCTCCTACCTTGATGTTCTGGCCCACATGGCCATTCAATACATCCCGGCCCTGCATCCGACCGGCGCACCCTTGTCCTCCTTCCCTCTGCACGAAATGATCGCGGGTAAGCCGGACACCGTCGTGCCGCCGCTCAACCCATAACTCCTTTTCATCCAGTCGGGGCCCAACCGGCCCCGATAGACTAGAAGCATGAGTAGAAGACCCTCGCCACGCCGACCTCCGAAGTTTTCTTTAGCCACCCCAGAGGAGTTGTTTTTCGGGCACAGCCCCGACATTGACTTGTTTGTCGGCGACAAGGCCGATAAGATAGACATTAAGAAAACCAAGCGGTTGTTAAACAACGCTAAAGAGACCTTCTGAGGAGGAGGAATGGAAACAACAGCCAAGGCTGAAGACCTCGGCATCCGCCGGGGTGAGCGGGTCATTTTCGTCAGTAAGACAGGCCGACCGCACGAGTGCACAGTGATAGCCGTCGACGATAACAATCATCGTATCGCCCTCACCGGCCCCGACAACCAGACAATGTGGTACGGCTCACAAGCATTACCAGCCCTCAAAAATCTCAAGGGTGCCACCGTCGGCCACCTGGTGACAAAAGAACTATGCGCCGCCACCGACGCGGATTTCAAACGTCTGGCAGACAAGACCGGCGGTGATCTGCTCGACACCCTTATTGCTTTCGACAACCAGCACAGGGGTTTCGACATCAGCCATGAACAACTAAAGCAGCTGCGCGTGAAATTCCATGCGTATGCCTCGTTGATGTCGATGCGTCACCGCTGCCGTAGCATTGGTGCCGTAACCAAACCAAGCCCCTGCGCGATATAGTCCACCTCCAAGCCACCAAGCTCAAACCCTAGAAAGAGGACCAATGAGTATATTCTTCGACCGGGAAACCGCCGGTAAACTGGCACAGGCACGCTGGGACGCGGGTTTCCCCGAAACCCTTCCACCAGGTCAGCACGCTCCGCGTAAACTCGTGGACGACATCATACAAAACGGCTCCGTAACAATGGAGGTGTCCGTCCGCCTCAAAGACATTGAAATGCCGTACAACGATCTCCGCGCCGCCATTGAGGCCGCGCTGGTCGGCCCGTACCTAGAGTTCACGGACCCCAACACAACCGCGGACGACTGTACCCGGCCCGCTGAAATCAGCGCCGACAGCCTGCGCAAAGCTCTGGAGCTGGATCGCGTCAAATTCGACATGCTGTCGGAGATACAAGACATCCGCTCGTTGCAGAAACAAGCCACAACCCAGAACGCCCTACAATATGTGGCGGACCGCACCCAGGCACTGAACAAGAAAATCGAGAAAGCAGGTTTAAGCTATGACTCACCGTCTTAACTCAGCACAACAGCACCCCGGCCGTTTTAAAGGCCACGGCTACCAGCCGCGTCACGCCGACCCAACCTCCACCCCCGCCAAAACAACCAAAATCGGCCACGCCGTCACCAAAATGGGTGCCGCAGCCGCGGTCGCAGCCGCCGCAGTGTTGGCCCTGGCCGGGTGCGCCGCAAACACCGACACCCCCGTAGAGCCTCAAACCAAAACCCAAGACGTCAAACTCGAAGACGGCTCCGAAGTAACCTGCGTCCTGTTCGACGAGTTCGACAGTACCTCAGAGTCCAGTTTCGACCCGAACAAGTTCCAGCTGCAGGCCGTGGACTGCGACTGGGCTCACCGCCGGGCCGGGGTCCATGCCAAACCGGACACTAAAGACCTCCCACGTGAAATCCCGACCATCACCCTCACCCCTGAACCGAACGAAGGTGCGTGATGTTCGACCAATACCAAGACAGCTATGACAAAGAGCTCGGCTACGAAGAACTGAGCGCGAAAACACTAAAAGAGCTTCTGTTTGGTCGCCGCATTGTTGATGTTCGACCAGGCGACAAAAACTACTTCGGCGGCTTGGATATCTCCGCTCTCGTCCTGGACGACGGAACCACCGTCTATGTCGTCCCCAACGAAGGCTGTGGCGGATGTGTGACTGGCAACTGGTGGATTGAGAAGATCGCTACCACCAACAACGCAATCACTGACGTCCGCTGGGTCACCGACAACTACCACTCAAACCCGGACATCGGCGACTGCAATGAAAGAGTGCAGATTTTCGTCTACACCGAATCCAGCACCGAAGCCAAGGAAGTCCTCACCCTTGCAGGCTACGAGGATAACGGCTTCTACGGCTATGGTTTCGAGCTTTACCTCGTTGGTGTTGAAACCGAGGCTAAGAACAAGGAGGAGCGGTGGGACTACCTGAAATAGCCGACGTCATCAAGGTAGCCTTGTTCATTGTCCTTCTTGAAGCCGTTTTCCAAATCGCCGTCCATCTGAAGTAACCCTAAGCACCAACCCCGGCCTTAAAGTCGGGGTATTCTTAACTTGAGACCCCTCAAACCCCGTCCTTGAAAAGGAGAAGAAATGCCTGTTCCCGTCATCCGCCACTACGAGTCTGTGGCGCCAGTGGTTCACATTCACGCCGTCAGCCTCAACAATAATTCCGCTTTCGTCGCTAAAGACCTGGCCAGCCGCCTCGCCTACGCGAAAAACCCCCTGCAGCGCTGCCTAGTCAAGTACACGGAGCACCGTCTCACCCCGGACGCAGGCGCGCACGGCACGCCTGTGACGGTCACCTCCGTCTACGACAGCCTGCGTCACGCACCGTCCCCCTCAAACCCACAGCACGAGGTGGACGTGTACAACCCCAACACCCCCGCCGAGGCCGACTCGGACACAGTTGTGCTGGTTGTCCCCAGCTACGGCCAGTTCGTCACCCTGGAGGACGGCAGCCGCGTCAAAGGCCCGATGGTTCCGACGTGTTTCCGTAAAGTCCTCACCTCACAAAAGCTATGGCCCCTCCCAACCCCGCCGTTCGGACCGACGCCGGTGTTTATTGTCGGCTCCGGTAACCGCACGTTCGGCAGCGACTTCTGCGCGGCCATCCCCGAAGCCCGCGGGTTGATCCAGACCCATCAGAACCAGTGCCGCGTCTACACGCACGAACTTGACCTGCGTGGCACACAGTCAGAACGCGACCAACTGCTCGTTGCCGTCCGGGATTCCGCGATCCGGCAGGCGTACTCGACTTTCGCAGCCCGCGCGGTCTTATAGAGTCCGCCTTTCTCTTTTACCTCCAGTCTCGACCCTCTTCGGAGGGTCTATTTTTATGCCTATACCCCAAAAATACCCCCAATCAAGTGTGGCGTCAGTCACTCCACCTCCAAACCTAAGAAATTCTTATCATTTCGTGACCATTTCGTGACATTTGCCTGAACACTGTTCAAAAACGGTGTTTAGTGGCCTGGGTCACAATACTTGAACGGTGTGCAGCCTAAAGGTACCTTATTGTTTGAAAATCGTCCAACTTTCTGACCTGCGCATTTTTGGTCGCAGATGTGCTAGGTTAACAACAGGTTAACGAGTTGCATTAAAAAGCAACCAAATTCGTGAACACTGTTCACGTTTTCGAGCCCCCTCTAAGCCCCGGTTTGGCGCCTGGGCACGCACCCGCACGCGTATAGGCGAACAACAAACCCGCTGGTCAGATATAGTTTCCGCTCTTTGCTACCACCTCGAATCTGAGAGAAAATAAGTGACGCAAGTCACAAAGTAGCATATTCACTGCAAATCCTGAGAGAAAAAACGCCAGGTGGATGATGCCTGCGAAACGGACGAAAACCGAAAGAAAAGGTTATAAATGCAGGTCAAACCCCACTTCAAACTTGATAACTTAGGATAGGCTAGCCTAAGTCGGAGGGGGTTGGAAAATTATTATATTTATATATTTATTATTATTTTTTAAGTTAATATATATATTGTATATAGTATATAGTTTAATCTAGGGGGGCTTCAGATTTGCTATCATAGTGTTAACCAGGACACATCCAGACTTGATTCACTTAAGATTTTCTAGCTCCTGGGGTTTTTATCTATCCATTTTTGCCAATCCCACTTTTGGTATAGGCCTTTTAGCAGGTCAGCCTATGTTTTTAGCCCTTTGATTCAAGTTATTCAGGTGATTTTTCAAAGTCCACATATGAGAAAAAACCTCTTTGTGACTTACCTCACAAAATCTTGTTTGAAGGTTTATATTAGCCAGCTTGAAACGACCCCCCTGAATATGACTACAAAAAACACCAAAACCCCCTCTGACCAGCGGAAACTATATATACCAGTTTTACAAAACCTCTGGTCAGAGAGGTTTTTATTTTTCTGGTTACAGGGAAATCTTGCTCGCCACAACCGGCCCACCTGCAAGGTTCCAACCGCGGAAGCCAGCCTCAGCCCTCAAACGACCCCAAAAACGCTCAGATCGGCCTCAAAACCGCGATTTCCCTGGCCCGAGAGCCTTGAAAGCCAGGTCTCGCCCCTCCCAAGACCGCCTCCAGCGGAAGCCGTATAGCGTTTCCGCAGGTCAGAGCTTCCAGCTCTTTTCCTCGCGCGCGGTTCCTTATATAGATCATAAAAGTCTTGTTAGGTTAGCCTTGCCTAAGCCAGCCCTCTTCTCCGGGCTCGAAACCCACCCGAGCGGATGCCATGAACTCAGCGGACGCACGAGACGGCACCTGACAGCTTCTGTGACGGCCTGAAAACCCCTATAGGCCACCGATACCTGGAGGCCCTATGTTCTCAAGCGAGAGGGGCCTTACAGCTCGATTTAGAAGGGGTCACCTATCACCGATGACTCAGCTGATAAAAGAGCCCTCTTCGAGTGCCCGATTGTGTGGTTTTAAAGTTCAACGCATTGAACTTTTAAGTTCATGCAAAAGATTATCACGTTTGAAGCCGCCTCTGACCTGCGGCGCAAGGTCAATTTCTACCCCCAATTGCTTGAATGCAAAAAATCCGAGGTCGGTGTGACATGTATCACATAAGAAAATACCCTGTCTAATCCTAAGAAAATCCTTAGAAAACACCTACAGAATGCTGATCGAAATTTTGTTCGAGAGTGCGACCTGGGGAAATAGAATTAGTGGGTTCGAATCAACTAATTCCCTAAGGGGTGTTCTAATTTTTAAAACGCTCTGACCAGCACAAATAGAAATTGAACACCGATTTTCTACTAGTTATCAAACCTGATAAGGTGAACCACCCCTTCTATTTACCCCCGAAATTTCGATTTAAGTTCACTATGGTCAGAGGGTAAAAAGCAAACCTGCAGCAATTTGAACACCGTTCTATAACGAAATGATAACGGACAAAATCAAGTCTGCTACCACGACTCTCAAGCTGAGCATAAACCGCAGGTTAAACCCCTCGGCTCAAAACAAAACAGCAGGTCGGTTCTATTCGAACACCCACTCACGTCCTTTCTGACGGCCTAACTCATAGCTCCGATGGGTAAACCGGCCCAGAAGGGGGCCAAATCGCTCAGAGGGGCTCACAGAGGCCGATTTTGCGAATTGCATTAAAACGCAACTTATCGAGAATGATTTTCATTTAGTTTCGTCACTATTTTCGTCACAGCCTATTAATAGACACATCTGCTACCTGTCGAGCTATAGGTTGTCTGATGTGTGACGAAGAACACATTGACTCTTAGAGGGGTCGTGTGATACGGCCAGCAGAAAAGAGCGGACGCCTTGACAATCCTCGACGGATTAGATACTGTTTAAACGACTCAGAAAGGAGTTTTGACACATGTTGTGTTACATCGAGAACGCCAGTAAAGAGGTGTCGGTCAAGGAGGGGGACGTTTTCCTCTTCACTCCGCCGCAATCCGAGCGGGAAACCATCGACCAAATCATCAAAGTCGTTGAGCTCATTCAATCAATGAATCCCAACGACTTGGTTCCTCTTGAGGAGCGGGTTGCGAAGTGGATGAGCCCTGGTCTTTCACTGGAGGAGGCCACCATCCGCATGGAGGTCAAGGACCACATGCCAGTGACGGAGGTGAAAAACACCGCTTTCGTTGGGAATTGGAAGGAAATCCCAGACAACCGGTTCACCCTCAACAAGCCGTCAGCAAACGGTCGAATCGGGTCTGATACGATCACCACCCATTCGGCGCTATCCACCCTCGAAGTCCTTGAAGCGCGGGCTCGTTCCTTGGCAGACCGCCTACTGGACGGCCGCATCCTGGCGTGGCACTACCGAGACAGTAACGAGGCTGTCGTAACCTTGCCGAAAAACAAGGATCATCGCGTCGGACTGAGGCAGTTGGATGTGGTTGTTCGCCTCATGGCTTCCCAACTGGACGAGGTTTTGTGTGAAATAAAAGACTTTGTGTATCAGGGAACATTCGCGTCCAGGAAGCAAAGCCTCACTCTTTCCAACTGCGTGGCTAAGGCAGCGAAGCAGGCGGGGGTTGACGGTCTCATTCGCTCCTATGATGTGAAATCCGTGGACATTCAGTTTCCCGACCGGTCCTCCTCGATTTCCTTCACTAAAGCCCTGGACGATGTTTCCTGCGGATCGTTGAAAATCGTTGCTTTGACCCGCTGTGTGCTTCGGGTTGAAAGCCTAACCCCCGCGGAAGCAGTGAAGCTTTTCGAGAAGGAAGAGGAGGTTGCAAAATGAGCGCTAAAGAACAGGTAACCGAAATCCTCAACGACCGCCACAGCCAGTATGGCGAGGCCAGCGACACTCTGCAGTTGATCGCCGACTACTGGAACGCGTTCCTACACGGCATCAACGGTCATTCCCGAGACTACAAAACCTCGCGGGTTCAGTTGACGCCAGAGCAGGTGGCGCAAATGATGGTGTTATTTAAGGTGGCACGCGCACAGCGCGGACGCTGGGCCGAACATGGCGACCCTACAGACGACATGCTGGACACCATTGGCTACGCCACCCTCGCTGTTGACGTACTGGCAAGAGAAGCGGCTTGTAAACCAATCCTTAGACAGGATCGACTAAGCTTCGCAAAAACGGCTCTTGTTGATAGTCTTCGGTCTCTAGACAGAGAGAAGAATATATCCCAAGACGCTGCCGACGACATAGAGGGCATGGTTCTAAGTGGTTCCTCTGGAGAAGAGCTTTCGGAGGCGGTCGAGCAGTGGTCCGACCGCGGGCTCATCTCTATAACGGCTTCTCTTGTTCTTCTTGACGGCATCCAGCAGATCACTGAAGCCGAGAAGCTGTCATAAGGAGTTAATTAATGCGATTTCACAACGCAACGCAGATTGGAATTAGGCGAGCCATCCGCGGAGTACTCGACTTGAGTAAGTACGAGGTAGACGACAGGGTAAGAGCTGTCATCTGGGATTCTGTGATGTTCGACTCTTTTGACGAAATGGAGCCGAAAATCAAGGGTTTCCTGGCTACAGGAGAAATCAGCGATGAAGTTTTTTGGCGTCTAGCCCCGCTCGTCATGAAGGGGCAGATGCTGGTTGAGGAGGGATTTGAATGACCACGGCTTTTGATCCGTTGCAGGTCACAGACGAACAACTGAAGAAACTCGACCGGGAAGAACTCGAAGCGGTTGTCCGGGTTACTGAAACCCAGGCAGCGGCCCTGGATAAGGAGCTAAGTGAGTGGTTTTTCAAACCGGAGGAGCTTGAGGAGCCGGAAGAGGTTCAAGGCGGCTCGCCGAAAGGGGTTTTCTTCGCAACGCTTGACTACGAGGAGAAAAACTGGAAAGATGACCTAGCGAAGGCCAGGAAATGCCCGGAAGCGCGGCAAAGGCAAGCCGAAATTGGACGCCTGCTCGCGCTGCGGGGAACAGCGGTAGTGATGCTTGTTCGCCTGGCCGATGAAGAGTACGACCTTATTGAGAAGTCAAGAAAGGACTAGGGCGATGAGCCTAGAGGAAATCACACGAGGTGTGCACGCCCAAATCAAAGCGGAGACCGGCAAAGAGAAAATCGCGGTAGCCCTCATTGTCATGACGCAGGGCGATGAACCAGATTCGGACAGCCTTGCCGCTCACTCTGTTGGATTTGAGGACCAGATTGGTCTCGGATCGACCTTGGCGATCATTGGTCAGCAGATGCTGCAGGCTCAGGGGCTTGGTGATATTGACCCGAATCGAATCATCGACGCCTCGGACGACGAAGTGCTTGCTGAGTTCATTGAAGGAGAAGGAAATGCCTAAAGTAACCCTGATCGCCAGCACCGGTTTATCTTCGGTTTTCCGGGAACTCCTGCAGAAGAAGATGCCAGCGGTTGGAGGCGAAACCCAGGCGGCCTCACTAATTGAGTTCGCGGGACGCAACTGCTATCAGAGCTTCCATCGGCCCAACGAGGCAACCAACACGCCAGAAAAGTACATCCACTCCACGGTGCACGACAAGAAGCACTACAGTATCCTGGAGCACGCGTCCGCGTCGTTCCTGTTGGAGGGTGTTACCCGCGCGTTCCTGGCGGAGATCACCCGGCACCGCCACCTGTCGTTTTCTGTGGAATCACAGCGGTTCGTGGACTCCGAGAATGCCGAGTTTGTTTTGCCGCCTGCCCTAGAGGTTCTGACTGACGAGGAGCTGGTTGAGACAGGTATTTTCGAAGTGGAAGCCGAGATTCGTGAAGCCTACCGTCGCACTAAGGAAGCTCTGGAGCGGAAGGGTGTAACCGGCAAGAAAGCCAAGGAGGCTGCCCGCTCGATCCTGCCTAACTCGACCTCAGTGTCGATGGTTGTTTCCGGTAACTTCCGCGCCTGGCTAGAAGTGCTGACGCGCCGCACCCAGCCGGACGTCGACGCGGAATTCCAGGCGGTGGCGCGCGGTATTCTCCTCCGCCTGAACGAAGTTTGCCCGGAGGTTTTCGGCGAGTTAGCTGAAAAAGTCATGACGGAGACCCACCCAGACGAGGTCAACATGACCGAGCTCATGAACATGCGCCACAACGACAAGAAGGCCATTCTTATGTGGCTTGGGGACCCTAGCAGGTGGGTTTTCGGTCGAAGCAAGGAGGCCGAATCATTCGGCAAACCGACCATCACAATCAAGAACAGGCTCTATCATCCGGTGACAGAGGAGAAGGGAGCCAAGGCGCTCAAGAGGGTCCTGCACGCGGACACTGTTCTGGTTGCAGTGAGCCTCACGGACCCGGAGAAGGCAGAGCATGTTGTCACCGTCATTACCGACGACGGACCTGTTGCAGTCAACAAGAAGCTTTCCAAGTTCCTTGGCGTCGAGCATTCCTCTGCGTCCTCCGGCGAAAAAGACTCTCCTGAGCCCGCCTTGCCTAACGAGAAGGAAGGAAGACGAGGCCCAGACCTCACGAGCGCGGTTCGTGCTGTGGAGCGGTGGAATACCCAGGCTGGTCAACTCGACCCCTACAACCTAAAATGGGATGAACTCCCACACTGCCGCCAGGCCGTGGATTTCCTGCGTGAGGAAGTCAACGAGGTTGAGCTGGCCGCGATGAGCCTGGAGGATGACCGGGTTGAACTCCTCGACGGCATCGCCGATGTGCTGTTCACTCTTTTCGGGCTGGCCGCCAAGGCCGGTCTCACCGACAAGGTGGAGTCAGCGTTTTGGGAGATTGTACGCAGCAACCAGACCAAACTCATCGACAACAAGGTTCTCCCTGGTGGGAAAGTCGGCAAAGGCCCCCACTATGAGCCACCGAACCTAGCGCAGTTCTTCCCCGAGGGCTGGTAATTCCCACTCCTAGATAGAATGGATGTAACCACTATCTAGGAGTTTTTCTATGGCCAAAGCAGGACGAAAATCACGACGACTGACCACCCGCACAAAAGGCAACGGCCTCGGCGGCGGCAAGTGGGGGCATAATTTCGAGCCGAAAAACGCGGTTGCTCGCGCGCAGAAGAAAAAGACCTGGGGGCAGAAAGGCGGACAGAAGAAATCTTCTTCCGCCAAGACCGGTTCTCGAGCCAAGAAGCGCTAAATGCGGTTTTGTTCGTGGTTTACTGAGGAGCCCCGGTATCGGGCCTGCACTAACGCAGCCCTGCCGGGGAAATCACGCTGCGCGGAACATCAGGTTAAGCGTCGACAAGGTGATTTCACAGCGGCCATTCGACGGCAGGTGATCGACCTGTATGGCGGTCGTTGTGCTGTGTGCGGGGAGCCTGGTACCGAGGTCGACCATGTTGTTGAGCTGGCGGAATTCCAGCCGCACGAGCGCTGGCAGGCAAACCTAATCAGTAACCTGCAGCTTTTGTGTTTCATGCATCATTCCGCCAAAACCCGCGAATACAATTCCGCAGCTGATGACCCAAATGATTTTCACCGGTCGGCCCGCAGCCGGAAGCGCTCGCGGATGCGCAGGGGTGGTTTCGGGGTTTAGATGGAAATTATTGTGCCGCAGCTTGAGACGCTGCCGGACGGCACCCTGGACATTTGGCCGTCGCTTGGACCGCAGATTATCGAGTTCCTGGAGGACAGGTTTGTCTATGGCCCAGGTCCACTCAAGGGTGAGCCGTACAAGGTTCGTGACGACTTCCGCTACCTGTTGATGCGCGCTTACGAGCATTTTCCCGACGGTTACCACCTGAAGTTCGGGGACATCGACATGGACGTGTCCGGTCGCCGCCACTTCACAGAGGTCAATGTCTCCCTTCCTAAGGGTGCCGCCAAGACCGAGTTCATGGCGCTGATTGCGTTGGTGGAACTACACCCGGACGCGCCGATCCGTTTCAACGGCTACGATCCGAAAGCACCCGGCGGACTCGCGCCTGGCCGATCCGTCGTGTCGCCGTACATTCCCATGTTGGCGCCGACAAAGGACATGTTGGACGACCTGGCCTACGGTGCGGCGAAAGAAATCGCCAGCCTCATTGACGATGCTGGTCTGTTTGACGTAACAAACGAGCGGATTCAAATCCAAGGCGAAGCGGACTCGCGTATCCTTCCTGTCGCACCCAACCCGAACGCGCTGGACGGTAAGAAGCCGACTTTTCAGTGCATTGACGAGCCGCACCGTCTGTATGAGGACCGGCACCGCAAGTCGTATGCCACGATGAAAAACAACCTGCCGAAGCGTAAAATGGACGACGCTTGGCAGTTGACTTGTACCACCGCCGGTGACCCAGCCGAGCCGTCTATTGCGCGTGACCAGTACCAGCAGGGCCTGCGCATGGCCGCCGGTAAGGTTAAATCGGATGAGGCCCGCACGTTCTTTTACCACCGGCAAACCAGCGATGCGAACGCCAAGTTCGACACGATGGGGGACCGACTGCGCGCGCTGAAGGAGGCGTCTGGCGAGGAGGTCTTCGGCTTCCGCGACCCCATCCCGACAGCCGCCATGTGGGACGAGGCGGGTGCCGACCGCTCCTACCTGGAGCGCGTGTGGTGCAACCGTTGGGTTCAGTCCGCGCAGACAGCCTTCGACGTGCAGAAGTTCCGGGCCCTCGGTGACCCGACTCTACGCATCCAACCCGGCAGCCAAGTTGTGGTTGGTTTCGACGGCGCACGCCGTGAAGACTCCACCGCGATTGTGGTAACCGAAATAGACACGGGAATTCAAGTTCTGGCCGGTCTATGGGAGCGACCTGATGAGGAGGACTTGGATGGCCAAGGCTGGGAGGTGCCGGTTTCCGAGGTGGACGAGGTGATGACCTCGATTTTCGAGGACTACCGCGTCGAGTTCGCGTTCTGCGACCCTCCGTACTGGCAGGAGCAAATCTCCATCTGGGCTGGACGTTGGGAGGGCCGGGTTATTTCGTGGTACACCAAAAACATCAACCCCATGTACTACGCGCTCCGGGCCTACAACGAGGCCATCGAATCCGGTGACCTTGCTCATAACGGCGACTCGGACTTAGTGAGGCATGTCGGAAACGCCGGTAAAAACATGCTTTCGCAGTATGACGACGAGGGCCTGCAAAAGTACCGGCTTGTTAAACTAAACAAGAAACGAAAATACGACGCCGCAATGGCCGCGGTTCTCAGCTGGGCCGCGCGGATGCACGCACTGGCGAAGGGTGCGGAGCAGAAGGAAGACCCTGGGGAGTTCTACGACGCCCCGCAACGACTTAGGTAGGAGCGCCATTGTTTGCGATTAAACCCGGCGACGACATTGAAAACACAGACGATGTAACCCACCCGGACTACTACGCCTATTCGCTACTCAATGAGATTAAGCAGCGCTGGGATTTCATTGAGCAGGCGGAGTCCTATATGTCCGGCGACCCCGTTGGCACTGAGTACGAACCGGAGGAAGAAAAGCAGTTCGAGGGATTACAAGAGCTGCGTGAAATCAGCCAAACCAACTGGGCTAAGCTGATTGTTTCCGCCACCACGGACCGCCTCGGTATTCTTGGCTTCCGCTCTGCGCTGTCTTCCGGGGAGACCGGCGACGAGGTTGTTGAACGCCTGTTCGAGCGGGATGCGATGGGGATTAAGGCCCAGGAGGCCATGACCCTGGCCTGCGCGTACCGCAGCGCCTACCTTTACGTTGACCCTGGCTCAAAGCGCCAGAAAGTTCTGCCGCCGTCGAACGCAGCCGTCATGACTGATGTTTTCGGCGAGCCTGTCGCCGCCGTAGTACTCCTGCGCGACCGCGTGCTGTCGCGAGACGTGCTTAACTTGTTCGTGCGTGAAACCGACGAGGACACCGGTGAGGCTACCGGTCGCTGCCACATGTTCGTGGCGACACGTGAGTTTGACGACAAACAGCAGCAGTCGCAGGTGGCGCGCGGTTTCTCGCTGCGCCTTACCCAGTATGATTCTGAGGTTCCTTTCAACCGGTACGGCGTCATGCAGGACTGGGTGTGGTGGAAGGAACGCATTGTCGACCAAGAGCGAGTGCCGGTGACGGCCATCACCAACAAGGATGGCAAAAACGAGTTCGAGGATCATTTTTCGATCATCGACCGCATCAACCACATGACCCTGCAGCGCACGGTTATTGCCACCATGCAAGCGTTCCGCCAGCGCGGAGTTAAGGGTAATTTCCGGCGCCGCGACGAGTTCGGCCAGGAGATCGACTACTCCGACATGTTTGAGGCCAGCCCTGCCGCACTGTGGATGCTGCCGGAGGGGGCCGAGATTTGGGAATCCTCGCCGACGAGTTTCCAGGAGATTCTGAACTCAGTGTCCAAGGACATTCAGGATTTGGCGTCGGTGACCTATACGCCAATGTCGTACTTTTCCGACAGCCTCAACCAGTCCGCGCAGGGTGCCAACGCGCAGAAGGAAAACAGTATCGCCAAGGTCGAGGACCGACGTCGCCGCTTCGGGGCCGCGTGGAAACGCCATATTTCGATCCTCTTGGGGGTCAACGGCGAAAAGGACCGCGCCGAGGAGGACTCCTTGGAGGTCATTTGGGGGCCGATCCAAACCTACACCCTGGCTGAGAAGACTGCCGCAGTCACCTCCCTTGTTGGTGCAGGCGTCTCCCTGCGCACGGCGCTACGTGAGGGTGCGTTCATGACACCAAGCGAGATTCGCCGCGCAGAGAACGAGCGGATTGAGGAGATGCTGTCGCAAACCCTTACCTCCGCCATTGGTACCATGACCCCGCTGGCCAAGGCTAAAGCAACCCAGGCAACCAACCTAACCCCGGCCAAGTCGGAGTCACAGAAGCAACAAGACCAACTGGCCGGTAAAGCTGAGGCGGGTGCTGAGTAATGCCGGTAACAGCACAAACCCTGCCCCCGGCCCGTTCTATCTACGACTATCCGATCACCATCCCTGGCCAAGAATTAACCCCTGCGCAGGTCGAGCAGGCCAACATCGCCAAAATTGCCGGGATCGTGACTGCTGTCGCGGCAGGCAAGAAGGCTCTCACTGACGCCGTCACCATGCAGGTTGTGGCGCTCCTGCGCGCCGCGGACTTTACGACCGACGCGGGAGTGAAATTGTTCGCTCGGCAGGCCGCCACCATTGTGCGAATGGGTATCCGGCAGTCGCAGATTGTGACGTGGGCCGGGGTTCGTGAGCGCTCTGCCATCATGGGTGTTCCACTGCCCGGCTCCGTACCGGATGAGAGCGAGTATCCCCCGGAGGTAAGGTCCACCCGAGGAAGCAGCCTCGAAGATGCCTACGAGCGGCTGGCCAACGAATACAAGAAGAACCGCGAACTGAAACCAGACTCCGCGCCGATCAAAACCCTTGTCGAGGAGTTCGAGACACAAGGATTACTGCCGATTGCTCGACCAGAGCGGATTTCCGAGGACGCGGTTGAACCTGATGGGAATTATGATGAAACGTGGAAGAAAGCCTTCGCCAAAGCAGAGCAAGAAGCCCGCAAAACAGAGGGCCGAGAAAACCCAAAAAGACCGCGCACGTCGACGCCAGTTAAGGTTGCTCCGCGAGGCGGAGCGGCCCTTGGCACCGTGGAGCCAGCCGTGGACGAGTCCGCTGGCGGAGGGCGGGATGTCGATGAAAATGTTCGGGGAACCGATAAGGATTCCGCCGGGGCTAGGCCGGTAGAGGAGCCACAGGCGCTGGTTACCCTCACACCAGCGGAGGTGGACCGCGTCATTGAACGCTACGCCGAGCAGAAGGTGGAGGAGCGCGCAGAGCGCATGGTGTCGCACGACATCCAGTCCGCGTCACGCAACACGCACCACGTAGCAATGGACAAGCTACCAAAGTCGAAGGTGGTGGGCTACCGTCGTATTGTGCACCCGGAGCTGTCCGAGTCCGGCCAGTCGTGCGGCCTGTGTATTGTCGCCAGCACTAATATGTACTCGCATGGCGACCTGATGCCGATCCATAACCTCTGCAACTGCGAGGTGGCGGAGGTTTACAGGGTCGGGGACCAGCTTTTCGATCCTGGTAATCTAATCAATATGGAAGACCTGGAGGTTTTCTACAACGAGGCGGCAGGCTCCACTCGCGGGTTCGACTTGAAGCGGAGCCGGTACAAGGTAATTGATCACCCTGAGTATGGCCGTTCGCTTGTCAACGTTAACGAGAAAGCCTCCTTAGAAGCTATCGAATTTGGACCATAGGAGACGTTTAAATGGCCAACCAATCATCGCTTGACAAGCTTGTGTCGCTTTTGGCGGCGGCGATCAAGGAAGACGCCAAAGAGGAAGCCACAACAGCCCTAGCTACGGCTGCAGCGCACGCAGAAGAAGCCCAAAAGGAAGAGACTCAGGCGACCCCAACTCCCACCACACCGGCTCCCGAAACCCCGACTAAGACGGTTGAAAATCCAGCAGCCCCAGAGCCTGCTGAAGAAGGTAAAGACGACGAGGCGGCGAAAGCCCTCGCGGAAGCCGAGGAAAAGCTCCGCAAGGAACGTCAGAAGTTGGCTCGTGAACAGGTTAAACACAGTTTTGCTTCCGCTGGGCTTGACAAAGACACCTTTGAGGCTGTAGGGGATTTTCTTGACTGGGGTAAAATCACGAGTGAAGAGGGCGACCTATCCGAAGAGACGATCGAAAAGCTAATCCTGGCTTTCAAAGCCGTGGCAACCAAGACGCCTCCGAAGAAGAGTAAGCCCGCCAGCACGTCGGCCCCGAGCGGGATCGGCAAGTACCTACCATCATAGGAGCATATTTTGGCGACTATCCCCTCCCGTAAAGGGTTGCGTGTAGACCCTAAACTACCGTCAATTGAGGATCGTCGATGGATGGGGAACATTGACACTGTCAACAACTCCCTCAACGGACGCATCCTGATTGACGAAGACCTGAAGAAAGACGGCCCCCACAAGGTGGGCCGCTGGATCAAGTCCGGCATCCCCGTGTACAAGGACGGCGACAACTACAAGCTTTTCACTGACACCGCCAAGGGTGCTGGTAAAAAGGTCGACGGCTTTGTTATTTCCCCCGGCGAGACCCGCGACTTGCAGAGCGAAGAGTTCTTTAACCACTACTACTCCGGTGTCGTTGTCTCCGGTATCGTCTACGCGATCTACCTCCCGATCAAGGTCACAGAAGCCGACCTTGCAGTCAACAGCAACATCACCCTGGTTAAAGGAAACGAGGCTTAAATGATTCGTGATCTCAAAGAAGTAACACGCGACGCGCTCACCCCCGAGCGCCTAACCACCATCGCGCGTACCGAGCACGCCCTGTACGAAACTAAAGAAGCGGAACTCGCTGCCCTGCTGCCTTCCGAGTTCACCCAAGACCTTGAGTTCGAGGTCGACTACGGTGAGCCGGACGAGTTGGTCATTGCGGATTTCCGTACGTTCGACGGTAACCTGACGTCCGCCACTAAGGGTGGCCGCCAGACCGCACGCGGCGAGATTCAGCCCCTGGGTCGCAACTACGTCCTTGACGAAAAGACTCTCCTCAAGGCACAGCGCGACACCACTGACGCTCTGAACGCCAAGGCGGAGAACCTTGTACGTGAAGCCACCCGCGCTATCGCTGCGACAATGGATGTGCTGCGTGGCCAGGCAATCGCCGACGGCAAGATTCAGCTGCAGATGCTGAACGCGGGCACCGAGGAAATCGACTTCGGTCGTAAAGCCGAGTTCACTACCACGGCTCCGAAGCTGTGGTCGGATGACACCTCCGATCCACTGGAGTACATGGCTTCCTTGGTTGATCTCTACCGCGAGGAAAACCGCAAAAAGCCTGAGCTGGTGTGGATTCCTGAAGGCGTTGCTCGCAAGCTGATGCGCCACCCTGTGGTCATAAAGCAGGCCAAGTACAACCAGAACCAGTTTGTGGTTGCCCTCACCGACGCTTCGATGGGTCGCATCAACGAATCCACCCTGGCTGCCACAATGGCAAGCATGTTCGACCTCCCCGAGGTTCGCATCACCCCTGTCCGCAAGTATCGCCAAAACAACCTGAGCAACGGCCAGGTTGAGGTGAAGAATCTTCTTCCCCTGGACAGCATCATCTTCACCAGCAAGGAAGGCAAAGCCGACACTCCCGGCTCCTCTGCGCTGGGTAAGACCTTGTGGGGCCAGACCATGTCCTCCCAGATGAGCGGATTCACTCACTACTCTGGTGGCTTCGAACACGAGGGCGATCTGCCGGGCATTGTTGCTGGCGTCATTGAGCGCGGCAACTGGAAGAACCTGGAGATTCAGGCCGACGCGATTGCGTTGCCTGTGGTCTTCCGACCGAACCTCACCCTCAAAGCCAAGGTGATCTAATTGGCGAAAACCCTCCTGCACAACACAGTCGTCCGCCAGGCCAGCGCGGTTGGCGAACTGGTGTGCCTCATGGCGGGCACGGAGGCCCCCGACTGGGCCGTTCCGATGCTGGGTGACCACCTGTTTACAGAGACCCCAGAGCGCGAGCCTGTTGTGGCCCAGACTGGCCCAGCGGACCTGCCCCAGGGCACCCCTGAACCAGAGGCACAGCCGGAGGCTGAACTGGAAGTTCCGAAGCGCAACGCCGCTAAAGCAACGTGGAAGAACTTCGCGGAATCCAAGGGTCTCGTCATCCCGGCCAGCATGAGCCGCGACGAAATCATCGAAGAAGTAATCGAATCCATCCCTGAGTTGGCCAGCCAGCTTGGCGCGGATGAGTCTGAGGAAGGCTAGTTAATTGGCGTTTACCTATGTCCCTGCCGAGCGGGTGGCGTTGTTCGTGACCAAAGGCACGGTCGAGGGTAAACGCCTAGCCCAACTTCAGGCGTATCTGGAGATGATTTCCGCCTGGCTTTCTGGTCGCTTCCCGACGCTGAAGCCAGCTTTTGACGCCTCGCCGGAGGATGCTCCGCTGCGACTATTCGTCGAGGCAGCGGTAACCAACGCCGCGCGCAAAATCGCGCAAAACCCGGACGGTTTCTCATCCGAAACAATGGGGCCGTTCGCCTATAGTCGCTACGACAGTGAAGACCCCGGTAAAGCCTGGTTCAGTCGGGAAGAACTAGAGCAGATTGCTCTGCTGCTACAGGGCTACAACAAGACTAAAACCTTGTCGGCCCGCATGAAAACCCCCTACGCGCGGGTGGCTAAACCCCGACGCGGATGGAGGGGGTACCGATGAGCTCTATTGCTTTCAGGGCTGGTTTCTCCGGCGACGTCGAAATCTGGCGGCGCAAACGAAACCAGTTTCAGGACTACGACCAGGATGATTTCGGCGACCAGGAGTACGTCGCCGGTGCCCTGGCGGGTTCCGAGTTCCACCACAAGATTTACGGCGCCGTGGTGGCGCCGCGTACAACTCAAGATTTGACAACGACGCAGGCCAACAACCGCGGAACCTACGACGGTAAAACCATGTACTGCGATCCAACCGACGACATTCGCACGGATGACCTAGTTGTTTTCACCGCATACGACGGGTCGCAGCAGGTTTACATTGTCGAGGGTGAAGCGCACAACGACTATGTGTCGCCGTGGACGCACGTTGTTGGCGGTAAAGAAGTGTTTCTGGCGAGGGTGGAGGTGAAGCATGTCGACTACACCTAGGTATGACGTAACCAAAATCAACGACTCCTTCAACCAGAAGCGCCTAGACAGGCAAGCCTCCGGTCGGCGTACAGGTGTTCTGTACTTCTCCGACTTCTACGGCATGGGGCAGTTGCTGTTGAACAGTCCGGCCCTCCGTGCGGAATTGTTTCGTAAAGCATGGGCCACGAAGAAAGCCCTGAAGAAAGCAATAGGCGAGCGCCACGACGGAGAGCGGGACCAGCGGCTGCGGGACACCCTGCGGGTGCGCAAGGTCATCCCTGGTGGCATCCAGGTTGACCGTGCCACGTTTGAGATTTACTCGACAAACCCGGAGCGTTTCTGGCCAGCGCTCATTGCCAAGGAGAAGCGAGCCAAAGCGCTGAGTAAAGCCATGAGGGAGGTGGAGGCTGTTGGATGACTACACCATGCCCGACTGGGAGCGCATTGTGGCGGCCATCCTGGAAGACCTGGTTGGCCCGAAACAAATAGGCACTTCAAGGGAAAAAGCTTTCGACCGCTTCGAGAACATGACCACCGCGAAGCGTCGCTACAAAATTAAAGACTTCGACTACATTCTCCTGCACAGGGACGCAGGCTACCTGACGGACTCCTTCACCGACATCTCCAGTGTTGAGTTGTCGTTCATTGCGAAGGACCGTTCCAGGGCCATGTGGCTGGCTGGGGAGGCGACGAAAAGAATACTTGCCGCGCCGAGGCGTAGCTGGGCTGGTTTCTACGTGGACAACGCCCGCGAAATCTCCGGCGCTGAGCAGCAAGCCACCCGCCTTGACGATGATTTCGAGGTGGAGAAGGCTTTTGAACTCCATGCCCGCGTTCGCTGGGCATAACTAGTACTAGGAGGAGCCAAGTATGGCAACTTTTAAGCTGACACTGCCTGCAGGTAGCCTGTCAGGTTCTTTCACCCTTAACGTTGGTGGCACAGCCACCGGCGCCATTTCGGCTCCGGGTTCCGCCAGCACCATCCAGGCTGCGATCCGTGCCGTCTCCGGTGAGGAGGAGGCCACTGTTCGGGGCAGCACCGGTGGTCCATTCACCATTGTTGTAAAAGCCGCTACTCTTACCGTCGACGACGCCAATGTCCAGGGTAAGGCTTCCGGCGAGAACTACAAGGTCGAGGACATCACCCAGACCCAGAACCCTGCCGCCGCGGGTTCCACCGACCTGGATTCCCTGCGTCAGGCCAAGGGTAAGCTGATTCGCAAGGCCCTCGGCGGCGTTGTGTTGTTCGCTCCCATGACGGTTCCCGTGCCGGAAGTCTTCTTCACGGATGACGCAAAACTGGTGAACTTCCGCAACATGGGTTACTTCTCTCTCGGCTGGCTGCAGAAGTCCTCCGGTATCAACTTCTCCCGTGAGACCGAGCAGTCCGACGTCGAGTCGTTTGGTGCTCAGGAGCCGACCCGAACTGACTTCACCAAGGACGTTACGTCCGCGGCGTTCGTTATGCAGGAAACCTCCAAGGGTTCTCTTGAGTTCTACTACAACGTGGACCTCTCCAAGGCAAAGATCGGCTCCAACTCGGAGCTGTCCTTCACTCAGGACAACATCCCGAAGGCCCGCTACCGCCGTATGCTGTACATTGCCGAGGACTCGTACAACGATCTTCCGATCTACATCATCAAGGTCATGCCGAAGGCTATCGTGTCCGAGGTCCAGGAAAACGCCTGGTCCGCGGATTCCGAGATTTCCTACTCGGTGACCTTGAAGGCTTCCCGTGACGACGAGCTCGACTACGCCGTCAAACACGTGTTCGGCGGTGAGGGCTGGAAGGCCCTGGCTGCTGACATGGGTTTCGTGGTGGGGTAACTGGAGTAACGTCTCCCCCGGTTATCCCACCCGCCGTAACACCTGGGGCTGCGAACGTTTTACGCGTGACCAGCCCCAACGCTGTTACATCCCCGAATGCGGTCACGTCACCGTAAATCATACCTTTAGGAGATACCCAAATTGGCTTACACCCCACAGGAGTGGAAAGACAACTCAACCCAACACCCCCCATCAGCCGCACGCTTCACCCACATGGAGCAAGGCATCAGCGGCGCACACACCTTGGCGCAGGCCGCCGCAGAATCCGTCACCGGCGTGCAGGCTAAGCAAGCCGAACTCGACAAGAAGATCGAGGGCATCGCGGCCCCCGCTAAGCCTACCGCAGAGGACATCGCCCCTGCTGTGCGCAGTTACCTGGAGGCCAACCCGGTTGCAGTCCAAGAGGACGCCCTCACCGCAGCGGTAACCAAAGCCGTACAGGAGCGAGTCTCGCACCTGCCCCCGGCGGAACTCCCGGCTGATTTCAGTACCACTGTCGAAAACCTGGTGAAGGCGGAGCTGGCTAAAGCAGTCCCGGCTCCCGCAGGAGATGGTACCTCAGCGACCCCGGCTGCCCCTGTCGACGAGGCGAAGATTCGTGAGATCGTCGACGCGGCCATCAAGTCGAAGC